ATCACATCCAGTGATTTCCGAGATCAACCCATCACTGCTGGAGTCATGCCTTGTTCACCGATCCCCAGTCCCTGACTGTCAACGCTGTCGCTAACTCGCTTCCGCGAGTTACGACGAACCAGAATGGCGCCGTCTATTCTAAGGACGACGGCAATCTGAAGCTGACCATCTCTTCCGCTTACGGAAAGCGGACGCGACGGACGGCTCGCGTTGACTTCCGGAAGACTGCTGCCGATCCTCTGTACCCGGCCCAGAACGCTCCGTATTCGATGAGTGCTTACATCGTTGCGGACGTTCCGGTCACTGGGTTCACGATCGTGGAGCAGAAGCAGATCGTCGACGCCCTTGTGGCGTGGCTTTCTGCGACTTCCGGTGCGAACACCACCAAGATGCTTGGTGGTGAGTCGTAAACCACACCTGAGAAGGTGAGGTAGGGGTCTGGCCTCTGGGAGATTCCCAGGGGGTGACCAATCAGGTCGTCACAACAAGGCTATGGATGACTCAGCCCTCCCGTTAAGGAAGGCGGGCCATGAAAAGCCTGATGTGTCTCCTGCAGGAGGTGCTCCTTGATCGGGGCACCTGGTGTGGCGTAAGCACCGCTCGTGATTTTAAAGAAATCACGAGTCGTGTCGAACACGAGGGGTTATCGTTTCTAACGATCACCCTGTCAACCTTTGGAAAAGACCTCGAAAAAGGCCTTGACCAAGGGTTTGTCGACCATCAACTCTTCACTGGGTTCGCAAGACCCCGGCGAGGAGGAGAGCTCCCTCTATTTCTAGAGGGTTTTCTCGGTCTCGTGTTCGACCGTGCTTCTGGTCGTCTGCTGGACGAGCCGAGTATCGACGCGATCCAAGCAATACGTCAGATTACTCTGATGTTTGCGAAGATCAACCTGGAGTGCTCTCCCGAGCGCACCAGGGCTGCGATTACTCAGTACGTCCAGTGTGAGCAGGACGTCCGAGAGGCGGATTCGCAACGTTCGCAAGCTGATCTCGATCAGTTTGCTCGCGTTGGCCGTCTCCTTTGGGCTGAGGTCCTTACTACCGTAGACCGTGAGGTTTACGAAGGATCTCTTGTCCCAAAGCATGGCCCTGGAGTTACTGCTGATGGTCTTCTGGGAAACCAGAAATATGACCAACAGGAGTGGACTTCAAGGCTGGAAACCTGGTTTCCCTTTCTTGACGGGTTTGTTGCACCGTCTTTTAGGGCATACCAGGATTTCCACCATGTGGACATCCTCGAACCTGGAGCGGAAAGGCCCGTAAGGGTCATCACCGTTCCAAAGACGCTCAAGACGCCTCGAGTCATAGCTGTCGAGCCTACCGCGATGCAATATACGCAGCAGGCCGTAGCTGAGTCTCTTGTATCTCACTTGGAGGGGAAGGACAACCCCTACAGGTGGATTATCGGATTCCGGGACCAAGACCCTAACAGGTCTATGGCACGGAAAGGGTCCCTTACAGGGAACCTCGCGACGCTGGATCTCAGCGAAGCTTCCGATCGCGTCTCGAATCAGCTCGTACGTGTCCTTCTCGATCCTTGGCCTCATGTAGCAGGGGCCATTGATGCGAGTCGTTCACGGAAGGCTGATGTGCCTGGCCACGGAGTCATCCGTTTGGCCAAGTTCGCGTCCATGGGTTCAGCGCTCTGCTTTCCTGTTGAGGCGATGGTCTTCGCGACCATCGTTCTCTGCGGGATCGAAGATGCGCTCAGACGCCAGATGACCAGGAAGACCATCCATGGTCTTGCTGGTAAGGTGCGTGTCTACGGGGACGATATCATTGTCCCCGCAGAATGCGCCGAAGCCGTGGTTGGGCGACTCGAAGATTTTGGTCTTCGTGTCAATACCAACAAGTCTTTCTGGACTGGAAAGTTCAGAGAGTCTTGCGGTAAGGAATACTACGC